TGACCGCAACGTGAACGACCAGGGCATCGACGCTACAGGTGTCACGCTCGCTGGCGGCAACCTGTACGGTTCCAGCCGTGACGTCGGCACGATCACCTCGAAGATGCCGACGCTCACCGAAAACGGCGGCCGTGTGAACCGTGTCGGCTTCACCCGTCTGACACGGGAAGGCACGATCCACAAGTTTGGTTTCTTCACCGAGTTCACGCAGGAATCGCTCGACTTCGACTCGGACGAGACGGTGATGGATCACCTGTCGACCGAGCTGATGAACGGTGCCGTGCAGATGACGGAAGCCGCGCTTCAGGCCGACCTGCTGGCTTCGGCCGGTGTGGTGATCTTCGCCGGTGCTGCCACGCAGGACTCCGAAGTCACGGGTGAAGATACACCGGCTGCCGGCCCTGTGCCGGAGATCCCGCCGTCGATCGTCTCGTACCGCAACCTGATGCGTCTGGACCAGATCCTGACGGATAACCGCACGCCGACGCAGACGACGGTGATCACGGGTTCGCGCAACATCGACACGATGACCGTCGGTGCAACCCGCGTGCTGTACGTGGGCAACGAGCTGGTGCCGATCCTGAAGGGCATGAAGGATCTGTTCGGCAACAAGGCCTTCATCGAGATCCAGCACTACTCGGCAGCCGGCACGATCCTGAACGGCGAGATCGGCTCGATCGACAAGTTCCGCATCATCCAGGTGCCGGAAATGCAGCACTGGGCAGGTGCCGGTGCAGCGGTCGGGACGAACCCGGGCTACCGTGCCTCGATGGTCGGCGGGACCGAGCACTACGACGTGTTCCCGATGATCTGCCTGGGCGATGACTCGTGGACCACGATCGGCTTCCAGACGGACGGCAAGACGGTCAAGTTCTCGGTGCTCACCAAGATGCCGGGTCAGGACACCGCGGATCGTAACGATCCGTATGGTGAGACCGGCTTCAGCTCGATCAAGTGGTACTACGGCATTCTGATCAAGCGCCCGGAACGTATCGGCCTCGTCAAGACGGTCGCACCGGTCTAAACCGGTGAGCTGAACCAGAGGGAAGGAAGATAGCGATGTCTTCCTTCCCGCTGGCTCCAGAACTGGAATCAAGGAACCTGACAATGAACGCGCTTGAAGACACGGCACAGCCGACTGAACTGCAGATGCTCAAGTCCCGTGCGGACATGATGGGCATCACCTACTCGAACAACATTGGCCTCGATGCACTGCGCAAGAAGGTCGACGCCCGGATGAATGGTCTGGATGAACCGGCTGCCGACGCTGCAGTCGATACCGCAGCCGATCCGCAGCAGACCTTCGCACCGAACCCTCTGGCTGGTCAGACCGAGCCGGTCAAGCGCAAGACGCTGCGCCAGCATCTGCACGATGAGCAGATGAAGCTGGTGCGCCTGCGTATCACCAACCTGGATCCGAAGAAGAAGGATCTGCCGGGGGAGATCTTTACGGTGGCCAACGAGCATCTGGGCACCGTGCGCAAGTTCATTCCCTACGGTGAAGTGACGGATAACGGCTATCACGTGCCGTACATCATCTACAAGCAGCTTGAATCGCGGCGCTTCCACAACATCCGCACGGTCAAGGATCGCCGCACGGGGACCAACCGTGTCGAGTCGAGCTGGGTCAAGGAGTTCGCACTGGAAGTGCTGCCGACCTTGACGAAGGAAGAGATCGGCCGGCTGGCTACGGCACAGATCGCAGCCGGCAGTATCGAATCCGCCGCCAGCTGATCGGTCACTGACCAATCTCTTGCTGTGATCAAAGGCCCATCCCGGATCTGGGTGGGCCTTCTGTTTTTCTGAACCAGGAAAAAGAACATGGGCTACGGCGCAGATACACAAGGCAATGCACTGCTGCAGGCAGTGACCGCCGATCAGAGTTTCACCATTCCGGCTATCGATCTGAGCGGTGCGCAGTTCCAGTTGCCTGGGGGTGCCACCAATCCGCTCTATATGGTCATCAGCAAACCTTCGGTGTCGGAGCTGACCACCGGTGTGGGCGGTGAGGGTACCTTCGATGTGGTCATGGCTTCCGTCCAGGGGCTGCTGACGGCGGAATACAAGGCAGGCCGGATCACGGGGGCGGAATACACCAAGGCATTCATTGCCATGGTTCTGGGGACACTGGAGCAGTCGGTGCAGTTCTGCCTGCAGAACGACAACTCCTACTGGCAGGCCCAGGCCGCTCAGGTGGGCGTCATCAAGGCACTGGTGGATATTGAGACGGCCAAGGTAGCGACCGTTGTGGCCCAGCTCGAGGCTGTTACGTCCCGGGCGAACTACGGCCTCACGAAGCTGAAGATGGCGACGGAAGATGCCAGCTATGGCCAGGCCAGGTTCCAGGTCGACAATACCCTGCCGGCGCAGCTCACGCTGCTGCAGACCCAGAAGACACTCGTCTCGGAGCAGGCCGAGGGCCAGCGTGCCCAGACGCTCGATGTGCGTACCGATGGCCAGGTAGTGGCGGGCTCGGTGGGCAAGCAGAAGGATCTGTACACCCAGCAGGTCACGAGCTACCAGCGTGATGCCGAGGTGAAGGCGGCCAAGCTCTTTACCGATGCCTGGACGGTGCAGAAAACATCCGATGACGGTCTGGTTGCACCGACCGGGTTCACCAATGACTCCATCAATGAAGTCCTGACGACGTTGATGGCCAACAATGGTTTTGGCTCGCCGCAGCCCTGATCCAGGAAAAGAGAGGAGTCTGGTATGGGAATCTTCAGTAGCGCACCGACCACGTTTGTTTCCTCGGTCGTCTATAACATGGCGGGGGATGTCAACAAGCGGCCTGACTTCCTGAAGTCCACCGTGGCCAGTGCAGTTATTGGAGGTTCCGATTCGATTGCCGATTCACTCCAGGCGGCCTACCTGGGCGGGCCGGGTGTCAAGTTCAAAACCTTTGCACACTGGGCAGACAGTTCCGGCTATACCAGCGTGGTGGGCATCACGCTTGGGCAGATCACCACGGGTAACTCACTGGATACGACGGTACTTGCTGTGCAGATCCCGCACGATGCCGGCCTCACTGTGTCCGTGCAGACCGCGGATCTCGGCCCGGTCGACAGCCGGTGGTGGGGCGCTGACTACATCAGCCAGCATCACCCGGAACTGTTCAGCACGGACTGGAACGCCAGCTACGACGGCACAACCGTCGTTATCACCTATGCCGATCAGACAACGGAGAGTTTTGTCCCGGTGGGGCTTGATATCAACGCCCGGTATATCTATGCAGCCTACCGGTTGACCTCGGGCGAATCGGATGGTGCCATCGTACCGGGTACACCGGTTCCCCTTGGTTCCGGCGAAGCCTTTCCTTCCATGGTGGGCTGGACACAGGATTCCCTGACCACGACGTTACAGCCCGTGGTACTCAATACCACGGTGCTGACTGAAACCAGTTACTCGGATGGCAGCACAGGTAGTTCGAGCACGACGAGCTCGCCGGCAGACAGTTCCTACATCGAGACACATGGTGTCTATGAAAAGACGGTGCACCACGGCATCGATCCGGCCAATACTTCCCGGACCTACTCGACCCGCTCGATCCAGTATCAGGACCAGACCGGAGCCGTGCTGCCGGGTGTACCGGTAGTGACGACCCGGACGGACGACATGGGAGGGGGCGTTACCCGTACCACGCAGACGACTACCACGACGGATGTCATCGTACTGACCCGGACATGCCGCACGGATACGCAGGACATCACCAACAACACCTTCTCGCCCATGAAGGTCTTTATCTACGCGGATGGCTCGGGCAATCCGGTTCTGGATGCGATGTTCAGTCCTCCAGTCGATATGGGCAAGTTCTTCCCCTACATTCCGGTACGGGTGGATAACCGGTTCATCTCGGCGACCTACCAGCCGGACGTGTATGCGGCGGCGAAGAAAGCCTACAGGAAGGCCATGGCCAGCAAGTTCGACGATCTGGTGGCCAAGATTGCGGACAATCCCTCGCTGGGTGATATCGACTACGCCTATGTCGTCTTTGGGGTATCGCTGAATGTGAAGGACCGGAAATGTAAAAAGTACATCTACACCTTCTTCCAGACGATCCTGGACCTGCAGTCCCTGTCGCAGGGTTCCTACGCGGACTGGCAGGTGAAGTGTGCTGCGGCCAAGGCGTCCCATGTGGCTTACGCCCAGTGGCTTCAGGATAACTGGGGC